AACCAACAGAGCCTGTTGCAAATTCCACATCCGGGTTGTAAGCAACAAGTGCTGCGCCTTTACCATCATCCTGAGAGAGCAGATCGTTTCTTACGTCTTCAATGCTCTGGCTGAGCTGAGCATCTAGGATGTCAAGATTTTCAATTTGAACGAAGTTGGCTGTGTCTGCAAATGCTGCTGTTCCCAGTGACCCTATGGTGGACTGTTGACTGGTCAGTTCAGCCTCAATCTCTTGAAAGTTTAGAACTTGAGTTGCGGATACTCCATCAAACGTATAGTACTTTCCAGTTGATTTCACTTTGAAGAGGAATCGGTTCGGGCATGGAACTATAGTCCAACTAGAGCCTACCCCAAGATAGAATGAGTTATCAGACAGTAGGAAATACGCAGCACCGTTTGTAGCCGGGGGTAAAGTATCAGTTACAGAGTCAATCACTGGGTTTAAGAGGAAGCTGGAGATGAGCATGTTGTAATCCATGCCACCATTCCAACCAGATTCTCCTAAACTCCAGCCATATTTAAAATCTATGAAAGGGGAAGTTTTCTGCGGCATAATTTAATATCCTATAGCAACCCAGTTACATGCTCCGTTCGAATGAAGTCTAACCGTAGTTGTGCTTGAAGTTGAAACCATACACATCCCAAAAGTCGCTGAGGGGGATATTACGTCTACACTCGCCCCTGTATCCGTACCAATAGTTACCAAGTTGGCAGTGGGGAAGGGTATTGGGAGGGTTACGTTTGTACCTCCGAGAGACGCCACAACACTCCCCCACTGAACTATCAAACCTCCGGGGAAAATTTGATATCCGGGGTTCGAGAGCGACCTATTAGCACCCCTAAAGGCATCGGCTAAGCGACTAGCAGAAATAAGTACGGCATTACTTGTCTGTTGTTGTGCCTGTAGCGCAGTCGCAACTGTTGTTTTCTCGTCAACCTCCGTTTTAGTGTACGTTTCTGCTTTACTGTAAACACTAAGGTTGGTACGAGCATCTGAAGCACTCAAAAGATCGCCAAGATTCTGGTCTTTAGCTAAAAAGTCAGCATCAACTTCTGCCTTGGTGTAGAAGTCGCCAGCCGCAGCGAAAGCAATGTCCCAATAAGTGTTGAGCGTATCTAGCTCTGGGTTTTGTCCAGAATGGGTTACTTTCGCACGGTAAATAGTTCCGTTGGTTTGACCTTGAGTGTAACTAGTATTTGCCTGGTACTCAGTTTCACCGTCCCACACTGCAATACCATGTTGATTGATATGTGCAATTGCTTTGTCTTGCTTATTCTGAATATAATTCTCCCACTGACGCGGAGGAACTTCTACACCCCACCCAGTTTGATACTTAGTATCACCCGGATCAAGAATATCCCCCCCAGAAGCCCACAGAAGATTAAGCTTACTAGGCTTTGAAATGTTTGCCATTACTTATAATTCCTCGTTGAATTATTTTAAAATAAGGTGGCGTATATACCACCACCGACAAGAAAGAGGTTTCCACCATAGTAGAGTCCGTAATCTAATCCATACCCAGTAGTATCATCTTCAATTAGATCACCATAACCTTTTGCACCCGGAGCACCTTGAAAACCAAAATAGTTGTTAGTTTCAAAGTATCCGAAGTTAATTCTAACACCCACAGTTTTAGGGATCAGACGCGAAGGGTAACCTTGTGAGGTGGAGACATAGTTCAACAACACCTGCTCAAAGGCGCTAAGTTGTCTACCAAACAAGATTGTGTAAGAAGCATCACCTTCAGCAACATAAAGAGTATTAGCTGTACCAAACATGAAGTTCATAAAAGCAATGAACTCTTCTGGAGTGGATGCTGTCGTATTCTTTAGAATCTTCGCTTTGATGAACAGACGATAAGTGTTATCATCTAGGAGAATGTTACCGCCGACGGGCTGTCCGAAATCATACCAACGCGAGCCAACAGTAGGATTGTTAAGATCTCCGTAACTGCCGGCTTTAAGTGCTCCCTGAAATCCGAAGAAATCAAATAGGTCGGCAGAGATGAGTTCTCGTGGTTGACCTACAATCTCTCCGATAATGTCAAGTTGAGCACCGGTTGCTTCATCAATACTTCTCTTTTGAAGAAGGTCTTTGAATACTTGTTGTATTGCTTCTTGTTGTTTAAGAAGCAGTTGTAGATACCTATCTACTATATCCTTGTCAACAAATTGCTGTGTAATATTCTCACGAGCTTCTTTTAGATAATCTTCTGAGATGAACTCTACAATAGCCATATCATCTCCTTAAGAAACTACTACATCAATATTCACAGATTCAAATGAAGCTAGTTGGTTAAAATCTACAGCCACATTAGATGTGCCAGTTGGTGCAGGGGAGGTTCCAATAAACATTGAATCAATCTGATGACCCGGAACATTGTTGATTGGCGTAAACAGACGTGACCAAATCACATCATCACCTACACCAATATTGTTAGAGGCGTAACTGATGATTTCTTGTTTAACTTGCTCGGCACCGTCGCCGGGGAATTGTTCATCAGCTTCAGGATTGAGGCTCAAGTTAACAACAACGTAGATAGTTACAGGATTTGGACGCTCAAAACCAATGCTGTGAGGGAAACCCTGAGAATCTGTAACTGTAATAACAGTGTTCCCTTGGCTGCGAATTCCCATTGGCTTATTTTCCCAAATCGTATTAGCGATAATCTGAGAGCTACCGCCGAGAACCACGGGCAGGAAGCTATGAGGAAGGACGCCATTGGAATCAATTACATCAGTATCATTCTCGTAGATTGCAACTTCTTCTACACCCTCAACACTCAAAAGAGCAGAGTATAGACTATCAAGAATATTACTACTACGTTCAAGCTTGGTGTTACGGAAACGAATACGAAGTTCTTCGTCAGTTTCAAGTAGGCGACCAGCAGAGGCAGCAAGTGGGTTTGTTACACTATCCCAACCAAGAACAGGAGTTACTACCGTGTCGATGGTATTAGCTTCTTGTTCAATCGGTCCAATTTCTGCAGCTTGCAGATTACCAATCTTTTTCACTTTATTAATTGCAAGATTGGAGCTTACTGAGAAATTACCAGATTGAAATACGTCAACACGATCAAAGATTAGTGTAGTTCCACTAACAGTTGCAGAGATAAGAGGATGGCTGGAATCAACAACCGTTTTCAATCCATTAAGGATTTCTGAAACTGTGGCAGAAGAATCAGACGTGTAAGAAACAGTAGAGCTTGAACTAAGTCCAGTTTGGTAACTGATGCTGTAGACAGCACTATTTGCTACAGTTGCAACAGAGATTGTTACACCAGAGGCTTGAGAAGGAGATAGAGCAACGCTGTCAATTACAGTGAATTGATTACCAGAAGCTGATGCACTTACCGTATTTCCTTCTTGGATTAGTGTTCCGTTGTTACCATAGAACAAACCGATTGCAGTTGAATAGGAAGCGCCAAGTCGTGCAATACCGCCATACTGGACAATGTTATCTAGGGCAATACCAGTAGCGGAGTTGGGATCGAACGCTGAATAAACCATTTGGGCAACTTCCCAAAGATCAGCATCCCCAATGGAGTCGAGTGCAATCAGGCGTCCAAGCAAGGAAGAGTCAGAGACATCAACCTGATCTCCCGGACTTGTCAGGTCTTGAAAGATTTCCCGCGCAGCTTGCCGCTGATCTGCCAGTATATCTTCCAGCCTTTTTGTAATAAAACCTTTATCTGTTAGCCCGTAGTTCACTTGAACACTCCTTTTTATACTGACCTGTTTGCATAGTGATGAAATCTCCAAGTGATGTTATTGGGAAAGTCTCAGTAAACCCTTCAGACAACTCAGACTTCAAGAAGTAATTATTAAACTCAGCTTTCAAACGGCGTTCATGGAGCGCAGCCAAAGCACCGTCTTCATAGTACCACTGGTACGATAGATGGAATGTTACACCATCCTTAGAGCATGACTTATTATGCTGTTTTATCCTTTGTGGAATACTGTAACTAATACCAAACTTATAACCTATGAGAATTTCGTCTCTGACAATCCGTAAAATATACAAGAATGCGGGCGAACTTTCCTGAAACCCATACTTACCACATTTAGGACAACCTCGTCCGCCACTTATAGATGCATAAGACGTTTCCCACACATGGGAACACTCTCCACAGCAAAGACTAAGCCTATGATCGGCTGTGAAACCCGAAGGCTCATAATTAAAACTCAACAGCTTAATATTTCTAATGATGAGTTTTTTAGTAATTATACTCGTTGCTTTGGTTTCGGATAATTTTTTAGCATTTGCACAGTCAGGGCAGGACTTCGCTCCCTTAAGTACCACAGAGTTATAGCTTGTTTTCCACCCTTCCTTACACACAGGGCAGTCTAATAGTATTGAAGATTTTGCATTGACAACCGATATGTTTTGCGCGCTACATCCGAGAAGCTCTACCTTGTTCTTTAACCTTTTGTTAAGTTCTTCTACAGAGACTTTTGGCTTAGGGCTGCAAGAACAAGGTTTTCGACCGGACAATATGCTGTATGCTATAACCTTCCGATCTTCACCACAGACCGTACATTTCACGGTAAAGTAGTCTCTTTGATTCTTACCAGCCTCGATTATTTCATAACTTTTACCGTTTTCCCTGTTCTTACTGTCCATGTAGTATTCAGAAAGCAGCATTTGAGTACCAACCAAAGATTTCTCTTGCTTCTTGGCGTTGTTGTTCTAGAATATCTGAAAGTCGAGGGAGCACAAACCCCTTGTCTGTTAAACCGTAAGTCGGCATATAAATCCTCTATATCAAATCGAAGGGGTTATTGTGATAGGCTCAGTGACTTCCCCTGTTCTAACTTTAACTCGGAAAGTGGCAGAGTATTGCCTATTGGAGCTGAGAGTGGATGTGAAAGAAACAAGCTCCTTCACCCCCTCTTCAAGAAGAATCTGTTGTTGCAGAATAAGATCAACACGCTCTTTAGGTTGCTTCTTTCCAAGAATGCTTTGCCACCACGGAACACCGTATGCGGTATTGATGATCCATTCTCCGAGGAAAGTGAGTAGTCGAATCTTCAGTCTCTGTGCTACAGTTTCAACATAAGGTTGAGTAGTTTGAGCTTTGGTCATTGGACCGTTAACAAACAGAGCATCGTGTGTAACATCGTCTAGCTTTATATCCACAATAACTCCTTATTTGTTACGGATTGGATGGACCGGGGGAACTACCATGAACGTGAGTAGCAAAATTAATACCATTGAAGGTCATTGTACCTGTTGAAGTGTAATTACCGTTCTGTGTCAGATTACCTTGAAGAACAATATCACCAAACCAGTTTGTAGTTGGAGCGTTGATGTTGATTACAGCAGAGGCTAGGTCAAGACGACTATTAGCTGTCACAGTGGCTTGGTCACAGTTCACTTCAACATTATTGTTGGTGTTGATTTGAATGTCCCCGTTAGCCTTCAAACGCACTTCACATTCGGTTGTTTGTCCGATGTTATTGACTACTACAGCGTCTTTTGTATCGTGAGGCCACAACCGTGTTGCTGGATTGTTAACGGCGATTTGAGGGGGTTGAATCCCCGGTATAAAGATGGCATCGCCTTTATCAAACTTGGCAGCATTCATTGGAGCAGATGGATAACCATTACCACTCTTCCAGCTATCTAAGTTTCTCATAGAGAAGATAGCCATCCCTGTGTCACCAACGTTCAAAGGGAATGTAAAGCCAGCAGACTTAGAAACAGGAAATTGTACAGGGACGCCAAGGATAACAGGGCGTTCTCTTACAGTATCATCTTTAAATTTCTGATTAACGGAGGGTTGAATATCAACCATCATTCCATTAAGATCGTCCCTGATTTTAACAATGATACAGGGGATGGATGTATGAACATCAGCCAATTCGTTCTGTATTGCTGAGTTTAATATGTTCTGTAGAAACGACTGACTCTCACTCATTTCTTGACTACCTTTTCAATAGCAGATGCACGAATCTCAGTTATCCAACTAGAATCACGCCAACCACCACTGTGACGAATATCATCTACCTTGTACCAACCAGTGATAAACGTATCTTCTAGCTTAACTACATCACCAGCTTGAATACGAGGATTAAGTAGCATCTTCCACTGCACGCCCTGTTGCTTGGCTTTATCTTTCAGAGTTTTTCGTGGATTGGTTTCTACACGGTAGGCGTTTTCAATCAAGCCTGTATACTTAGAGACTACATAGGCGTCTTCGAAGTTTTCCCGATTACCTCTGTCCCTGTCGTGTACATACAAAACATCATCTTCAATCTGCCACTCAAGCCTATACTTCTCACTGATCTCATTAAGCATCTGCTTTGGTGTTCCCTGAAGAGGGTATCCGTAGATCAGTTGATTGTTGAAGTTTGTTCCGTTATAAACACCACGAGACACGTTAGGGATGGATGCTCTAAGTTCTTCAATTACATCTCTGATGGTACGACCGGGAGCAACCAATTGACTCAGCATTTGATGGTTTAGTTCTGTATAACCACTTCCCATCGTAATCTGCGTAACCCGGTCAGGACCTTGCTTGCGTGTAGATACATTGTTAACTTGTCCAGTAAACAGCCTCTGCACACCACCAGTATCTACATACCCTGCGGAAAATACTGCTGATGGGTAGTCTGTCTCAAGAACCTTCAATGATTCATCTGAGAGGTTGTAGATTTCAATGGATGCAGAGTTTGTCTTATTCTTATTATCACTGCTCTTACTAATATCGAAGGTGACTTGAAGATTATTAATCAACAGACCATCGCCGTTCTGGTAGTCTCCGATAATGAGTTCATATTGGCGATTTCGTTGAAGAATCATCTTATCCCTCGCTAGAATAGATATAGTAAGCGTTGTAGTATTCGTGTATCTTGTCTGGATATTCTTTGTAAGGTTCGGAGTTGTAAGTTGCTTTTTCTTCTAACCAAAAGTAGCCGGACAAACCCGGAAGGATATAGTCAACGGTAATTGGGTAGTAAGGTACAACACCAACACCCAACACCACAGGCTCGCGCTTTGCCGTATAAATGGATAGAAAATAAAGCTTTGCTCTTTCGTTGTATTGAAACTCCAGAATATAAGATTCCCCTTCAAAGCTAATAGCATAGGAATAGAAGGGGTCTTCATACAAAGGAACAATTACATATCTTTCAGCCACATCAGTCCCCTATTGTACGAAGTGGGTCTACATCTGGACCGGGATTACTACCGTTAGCTTCACCAACATCCGTAGCCTTACTATCGGCCTTACTCTTAGTGGACTTAGGTGCAGCTTTCTTTTCTAATGAAGCTTGCACATCTTGAGGAATTTCGGTCTTCTTCAAATAAGCAAAAGTTACTTGTTCAATCTGAAGATCAACATACAAAGCATCGCCACTGTCCGCAGACTCGTTGTATGTGGTATTGGTGATTACAAGATTGTCAGTTGCTCGACGAAGTATAACACCATCAAACTCATAGAGTCTAATAACTTCAATGTACGGGTCAAACTGCCCGGTGTTTTCGTTAAACCTGACACCATTAGTCAATCTAGTGATAAGTTCACGAATAGACTCACGATCTTCTTGTCTTTCAACATCCAAAGTTACTTCAGGCTTGCTAGAACCCATAAACTGAGAGATACTTGCCGGAAGAAATCTACTAATTAGACTTTGGGCTGAAGAGCTTACTTGTACAGGAGCAACAACACCTCTCTCATTGACGATTGTCTCACCAGTGATAGCAGAGAGGGTTGCAACATTGGTACTAATATCAACCGACGAGATAACCCCCGAAAGAGTAAACCGGGGGTTCTCACGGATAAAGTGGTCTGTGATATTCCCACCAAGATCAACGGGATGTTTAGTAACCTGCCCTGTATAGCTTCTATTGTAGAGGGTAACAGCATCGAAATAAATCATACCGCTTACATCTGAGGTTTCGTCACCCCATTTAATCGCCAGCGTCATAATTTACTCCTTCTCAGCATATTGAAGCATCGTGTCTTGGATGACCTTGTTAAATGTAGTTTTGAATTGCTCTTGGAAGTCTTCGGGATTAGCGGCTTTAATATCCACCATCACACGAACATCTACACTATTTGCGGGTTTACCGTTCAACGGCATATTAATTCCCGGTAACTCGTAGTTGTTCATTGCCCCAACTTTAACCCTTGTTTCTTGTGCTTGAATCTTGGCAAGATGAGAGGCAGGGTTGTAGATGTTAGGAAACTCTTTTAGAGTCACCCGAGGAGGGGTTGGATTCCTTGGATCAAGTGATGCAAGAGCATTAGTTCCGCCTTCAAAAGCAGCGTTAACTACAGCACGTCCGGGTGCAGTTGCTGTCTTAATTACATCAGCACCAACCGATTTAAGTTGTTCAAAAGCTCCGCTGAAGTCACCTTTACCCATCTTAACAAAAGCACCGGCAATATTTGTTATGCGGTTGGAGACATTAGTGAGTTCGTCCAGAAGATAATTAATGTCAATCATACTGAACAACATTTTCCAACCATCGGCAGCCATTTTAATTAGATCACCGATAGCTGAGAAAGCATTCTTTGTTGCTTCAAGCCAAATGAACGCTTTTTCTCTGTTCTCTTCCGTTGGGAACAGCATATCCCCGATTGCACTATCACGCCCCTGAAAGAAACGTTGAAAGCTTTGTACAACAAGAAGTGCGCTGCCTACACCCTTCGTAACATTGTCAAACCCGCGAGCCAAAGACTCAATCATTGGACCAGCTTCTTTCAAACCATCATTCAAAGCACGGAATAAACGAGAGAAGCCAGCTTCAAGACCAGAGTTACTTGCCAAGATAGCCATATCAGCAGTTGTGTTCTGAAAACGAGCTTGCTGAGCTTGAGATGTTTTCATTGCAACATCAAGCTTTGGTGCTGCTCGTTCTCTAAGAACTTGGGCAAGAAAAGGTGCTAACTCTTTTGTATTAATATTTTTACCGGGTGCAAGAGTTGCATATAAAGCTTCCATTGCTTGTTCTTGGTTTAAATTTGTTCCACGCATCCGTTGCAAAGCTTCAGCAAATGCGGGAAGAGTGCCGGGCATTGATTCCAAATGTTCAAGAGAGAGCGCAACCCCTCTCCCGGTTCTTTTATGAACTCCTGTATGTCGCCACACAGTTCTGACTATATCATGAACTCCTAAGAGCCCCCTACCATTTCCACCACCATTGGCTTGTGGTGTACTCTACTCCCTTCACATTTCTGTGAGGTTTCGATAGTCGATGAACATTACCTTACCACTTATAATGAATACTAATATTTTTAAAACCACGTCTACGTTTTATGTCATAAACCAGATCAACAGGTACTGACAAAGCTTTTGCAATTGGTGTTGGTTTTTCACCAGCTTCCAACTTCTTGCAAATTTCTACGACTGTATCAGTGTCGCATTTTTCGCTCTTATACTTTATCGTGATTTCAGGAAGGTCGGCAGTGATGTCCTGCCAGTTTACTTTCCTCTTAATACTAGAAATGGTTGTCACCTCTACACCAAACTCTCTGGCTAGTGATATATTAGATTCTCCTTTTGAGAGCCTCTGATATATGTCCCTGACCTGCTCTGAATTTAGAAGTGACCTACCGTTATCTTCTCCCTTACTAGGCTTCCACAAACCTGTCTCAACCGCGTGGTCAGTATTCTCTTGCCGAGTTGACCATTCGAGATTTTCGACATTGTTATTAAGCTTATTACCATCTTTATGATTAACCCAAGGTTTATTTTCTGGGTTGTCTATATAGGTAAGAGCTACCAGTCTGTGTACATGCCTTCTGGTTGCATGGCCGTTGATAACCAAGGGTACAGCGTAATATTGCCACTCAACCCTCTGTATCAACTCAATCAGGCTACCTCTTTTATTTGAGAACACCTTAGCGTCCTCAGTCACAAAGTAACCTTCACAACCGTCGAGATTTACTGCTTTCATTATAAGAGCCTCCTCAATTAAGCTTGAAAAGGCTAAGATAGGGTCTTTGCTGCTGATTGTCAAGAGCTTATTAATAAAATAAGTTTGAGTTCCCAGCAATTAGATAGGTTATTCAATGTGGTTCACACCACAAGGGGCCAAATCAATTAGCCATCTGCCGCCGCAGCTCCTCGCTCTGCACAGAGCCTTTACCAAACATCTGAGAGGCTGCGTTTAAAACAAGCTTTTGTCGTGCCGGTGTAATACCCATCGCCCGAGCATATTCGGCAAAGCCGAGGAACGTCTCTTGGGACTGGTCTAAACTAAGACCCGTTCCCAATGCGTTAGATAAAAAATTGTTATAGTCTTGGGAAGCATCCATGTAAGAGAAACCAATTCGGTTCCCCTGTTGCCTCAGCCAATTAAATGCTGCTGGACCTTGGCCTTGTAAACCTGCGGCTTCTGTAACCGCTTGAGTAGTAAGTTGAGCAGATATGACTTCTTGGTTCAACCTATTGGTTTGTGCTAATCCATAACCGCCAAAACCTAACCCCAAGAGAGGTGCATACATCCTAGAAGCAGCACCCGCTACACCACCACCAAATGCCATAGAGCTGTTACTGGAGAAGCTATAATTACCTCCACGAGCACGCCCCAGTCGAGCAGCTTCGCGCATAGCTTCGTCTTCCCGCAGAGCATTTCGACGTTCCCACCAAAGGCGCTGTTTCTCTGCCTCTCGCCGATCCCACTCCGATGCCGGAAGTACACCACGAGAATAACCGCCACCCCCACCAACAAAAGACCCTCCTAAACTTCTAGCGGCCCTTCGTAACGCGGCTTGCATTGCCCTGTCATCTACAACAAACCTGCTGATATCAAACACCAACACATTGCTTGCTTTATCTAGGGCATTCCCAAGTGAGAGATTTAGTTTCTTTTGGTCTACGTTGAACTTCTGAATGTTGAACGTAACAATCTTTTCAAGTCTTTTACCAAAACCTTTGAACTTACGTTCAAGCATCTTCATCTGACGATCAAGAGCACGCATCTCTTTAGGGTCAATCTTAAATCGGACCCCAATCGTGTAATTCGTTATTTGCACATTACTTCACCTTTGTGTTTTGCTCCTGAAGAGCCTTCTTGTAGGCAATATGCTTGTACGCATCGTGAGCATCACAAACTTCCAGCATATCGTACAAATCCTTTAAACTGTATTTAGTTTTCATTTCTTGGATTAGGTGGAGTCCGCCAAGCTCGTGTGTGGCTACTCGAAAGATTCTCCAATCAAGGGAGAACTCTTCTTGAATCTTCTTTTCTTCTGCTGTTAGTACACGCGATTCAGATTCTTTTAATCCTCTGAATCGCTTTCCGCCAAAGGGTCTTCGAAGTTGTACTTCAATACTGCTTCGAACAAACGCTGGAGGTGACCAACTTTACGGGAGAAGATTACATCAAATGATTCTTTGGTAATCGACATGTTGTCTTTAGTGACATACTTGATGATTACACTTTTAATTACACTCAGGTCTACTTTACCTGAGTTAACGCTTTCAAGGTGCTTTTCCATAAACATAAGTGCGTCAGTTGCACTCATTGCTGTAACACCATAGGTAATCCCATCTACAGGGATATCCTCTTGTTCAAGAACCATAATTGGCTTGGTCATAAGTATTTCCTCGTTGAATTAAAATAAGATAAGGCGGAGTCAAAAATAAACCCCAAACACCCTTTAACCAAATAAACCACCAACTGCCTCTGTAGCAGCACCTACAGCATCTTTTGCTGCACTAAACCCACTAGAGAGAATGTCTCCAATACTACTTTCAATATTAGAGCCAACTTCAAAAGTAGCTGTCGTTTGACAGAAGATTCTCCACTCACGAGACTCAATACCGCCAGAGTATGTAACATCGGGATAGCCTACAATGTAGGCTTCGTTACTACTAAAAACCGAAGTACCACTACCATCTTTCAGTGTGATTTCAAGACGGCCAGAACCCAGTTGCAAGTCTTGTGTGTGAATGCTGTTCAAGACTTCATTGCTGAGTTCTGTCTGCATTAAGGGGATGGTGATAGTTGCTGAAGTGTCTGTGCTTCGTACTCGTGTATTCTTACCACGGATACCACGAACAGGAATAAACCCATCAATAGAGCGAGTGATTGTAATCGTTTCCCAACCACTCACTTTGTATCCAGCAACAATAAGTTGAACTTCTCTTGGGGAATATGTAAAGATTCCAGACATTACAACAAACCTCCAATACTCGGTAGAGCACCAGTTGCAAGGTTGATAATATCTTGAACCAAGCCGGAAGCTTCTTCATTATTACCAAAGTTAACCGAAGGTGCAGCAGCTCTAAATGTCCAAGTGCGTTCATCAGCACCATTACTTTTAGACATACTTGGTAAGCCTTCAATCCACGCTGTTGCTGCAAAGAATAGATCAGAACCAGAGCGGTCTTTAATGAACAATGGACCTTTACCCATGTTGGTTAGCTGATCCAATTGCCATAACTTAGTCAAGGCATCATTTGTTTTACTTGCTGCCTGAATTGTAATAGAAACTGTGTAGGTGGTATCCCCATTCCGAGTACGAGAAATAGTTCCATCTGGAGTGATTGTCGTTGCAGATGGAGGAACATCTTTGTCAATTGTAATGAAGGTTCCATCTACATAACCTTCAACATTAATAATACCTGCAACAATGCAGGATACATCTTGTGGGATATAAGTTGCTAAAGCCATAAGCTCTCCTAAGAATAATAAGGGGCGTTTCCGCCCCTATTCACAAGGAGCTTACTGCTGCAAGCGCCAACGCTCGGGAACTTCTTCACCGAGAACGCTAAGAGCTGCTACAGTGGAGGCATCCATACGAGTGTTCCCACCAACATTGCTCGACAGACTAACAGCTTGAATCTGCCAGTTGCGAGTTTCAGCAGTAGACGACAGGGTAGTGTCAGGGATAGTTGCTACGAAAGCTTGAGAGCTGGAGAACAGGGTTTGACCGCTGTTATCTTTAATCGTAATTGCAAACACCCAGGTATCAGTGTCATCTTCTTCATCTGCACGTTGCAGAGCTTGAAGCACTTGGTTAGAAGCACTAGCCTGATGCAGAGTCAAGTCGATGGTGGAAGCTTTGTTACGACGCTTCACACGGAAGGCCGAAAGGTCACTACCAACATACAGCTCGGAAGCTGGGGTAATACGAGAAACGTTAACGAAAGTGCCATCAGCATAGCCAGTGATAACATGTACCAACTGACCAACGCTAATAACAATGTCTACAGATTCGGGACTGTAGTTGCCCAAAACAACATCTTGTGCCATATTCTACAATCTCCAGTTATACGACAAGGTAGCCCGCAATCTCAACCGATCTGACGCTTCCTTGCAGACGCGCATCGAACCTGAATACCCCTGCTACTCGCTGAGCACGAAGGTTTTCACTGATGCTCAATACGTCAGGCGTGGTGACCGTCCACCCGCGATCAATCAAACCATTCTGTTCAGCTTGAGAGAGAACAGCACGAATCTCGTTCTCAATAATCGTCAAACCAGTGTTAGTCATCGGAATCTTGAGGGAGTTAATCAGACGGAAGTAAACACCTTCTTGCAAACGAGCATAAAGCCAGTCTTCCCCGATGATGATGTCGATTGGAGTACCATCGAACATATCGCCGTCTTGGAAGATGTTTACGCCAGCAACACGGGTGTACATGTTCATGTTCTTATTACGAAGAACAGTACGCTGTGCATCAGTGATTTTACTTACGGTAATACCGTTAGCTCGGGTGAAGTCCCAATCGTTACCGCCCGGAGTTACACCAAGTTGACTACCTGCCCAAGCAGCTTCTGGGAATTCAGTGTCAGCCAGCGGAGTCCAAACACCGTAGGTACGTCCAGCGGACTTAGCAGAGAGAACAGCAGCAATATCGGTGGTGCTACCAGAAGCAAGAACTGCCGGGTCTTGAGAAGAAGTGCCGAAGATACGACGACGGGTTGCAACTGCATCGCTGAGTTCTTCGACCACAACAGGATCATGTTCATCGGTGAACAGAGCATACCAAGTGCTGTTATCATTGTTTACAGCGTCAAGGGCATCAGTCCAACTTTCTGTGGCAAGAAAGCTACCAACAGTAAGGTTTGCAGAAGTGGTGATAGACCAATCAGCACCGGCAGTTGCAGGCTCTACGTCAAAAGTACCATCAAGGTTATCAGTGATGTTGATACCAGTGACGGGACTTGCGTTGTAAGCAACAGAAAGCGCGGTGATGATTTCAGTAGCAGTTGCATCAGCGTCTGAAGTCACGGTGTAAGTGGTAGTGGTGATACCATCAGAGACGGTGATAGAGTAGTTAGCGTTGTTAGCTACAGCCACTACACTACCAACAGCACCATCTACCTGACGACGACCTACAACTAGAGTGCGGACAGGAGCACCGAGTACGCCAGTTTGACCATAAAGCGCTTGAGCTACTTGATACACCGGATCAGACGAATCGAAGTCTTCACCAACAGCATCAATGCTGGTGTAGGTGCGAGTGCGCTCAGGGAAGTTTACAAAAGTTGAAAGGATTAGAGGAATGCTGAAAGAAGCAGTCTCTACCGGAGTTGAACCCCGATACAAATTAATTTTTACGATACTGTCAAGCTCTGCCATTTTGAGAACTATTCCTATTTAGATGTTAGGGGATTATTACTGTTTCTGGTGGGATAACGAATGTATCCCCTGTTGTTACATCTTCAAGCACTACTGCTTCGATGACATCAACTACTTGTTGTGTACTCACTGTATAAGAGAAAGTCACATCAATATTCTGATACTCCACCCATTCAGTTTCTCGTTTTTGCGGTGCTCTGCGAATACTGCTCTTACGCATATATCCAAGACCGTAACGAGAAAACTCTTCGTGAATGACTGGATTGTTTCCAATTCTTTGTGTGAAGGTGGAGGCCATCTCTTGTGATTCACTACCACAAAAAGAGAATTGAACCCTCACCTCATACGAACCTTGTAAGGTAAGTTCTTCCAGCTCGTTAGTTAGAGTAGATTTATAACCTAATCCAATTTGCTCAATAGCTACTACATTGATAACAACATAACTTTCAGCAGGTTCAGCACCATTGCGATGAGAGAAGATTATTGGAGCTGTCTGCTCATCAGTGAAAAAGTCACTAAGAGCTTTAAATGCCCCCTTCCTCAACCCTGTCTTTAAACTTGAATAGATAGCCACTAACGCCCCCCAATTTTATACTCAACAGAATTTTTCATAGTCTCTGTTTTAATCAGAGGATCATTAAAGCCTTTTTCTGCAACAGTGGACGGTGCGTTTGGTGGTGTGCTCCAATCTTCAATTGCTTTCTTAAGTTCGTTTACAAACAATCCACCGATCATGTTGTATTCTTTAAGGAAGCTTGACTTACCCGTTACAATACGATCAATAGATTGAAAGAAAAGCTTATCCCGCTTCTTGGCTTCGATTGGTGCAACAAGAGTTGAAGTGAAGAAAGGACGTGGTGGTACGTTGTTAGCTGGTTGTCCTTCGTTGTTCCACTGAGCAACCTGAGCTACTTGTAGGTTTTCATTCTCAGGGCCGTACTTACTTTCTTCGAAGAAACCTACCTCCAACTCACCAACTTTGTTTGCAGCCAGAAGGTCTTTCTTAATCTTCTCCCATATCTTGTCATCTTTGACTACTGTAATCATTGCTTTCATACAGAGTCCTTAGTTTGGAGTGACGGGAGTGCGAGCTGCGTAGGCGCGAAAGTGGTTGAGAATTCCCATAGACCAATTGGAAACTTTCATAATCTTGTAATTGTAGCCCTGCCAAACGAACTCATCGGCTGCATGTCCGCCTACACCTTCCTGTAAAGTACGAAGGTCTTCAGCACAATAAACTTTGTACCACTCTCGTGTACGATCAGCTTCAGGCATTTGTAGGATTTCAGATGGCTTTAAAGGTTGGATATTAACTTCACGGATTACAGTGATTGGTTCACCTTCAACCCATTCACCAAAGTCCCAGTAACCTTGACCTCTACGTTCAATCGAAACTGGTATTTTATTAGTCAGGAGAAACTGAGGTTTAAGCATTTATCTCTCCTAATAGGCAAATACATCACCTGTTTTGTTACACTCTGTACAACCACAAGTTTCTTCATGGTCGCACACTTGGATATTCATAAGCTTGGAGCAACTGCCTACACTTGCAGACCAAGGCATCAAACCTTTAGGTATTGTCCCTAGTTGACCACGCATTAGTTCTTTCAGAAAGGCAAGGTAGTTTCTACCGTATTCATTATATACGTGAATATCCCCAGTAATTTCCCTGCTATTATAACCAGCGACAGTTCCTGCGATACTTATTGCAGCCCACCTAGCAACATCTTCATTAGATGGTCCATAGGTGTCGATCAAAGCCTGTATCTGTTCATCGGATAGAACCGGGTAGAATGGGGAGGAAGGTGTGTCACCCACCAGCATCCTAATTACTTCAATTTGGGTCAATGCCATCGTAGTACCTTCCTACATAAAGATTATATTTCCTCTTAAGTCTCATGTGCTCTGGAACTCCGAGGTACAATGTGTCAAGAACAGCCTTACACTCTTCAAATCTTCCAGAGTATGTATGAAAAAGTCCGTTATTTCTGTTGTCAGGTGTTATAGTCATGTGCATATCTGGTACTACAGATTTACAATAACTAAACCATTGATTACAGAGAGTTTCACTTCCACAAATCTGCATCTTGGTACACGAACCGAGCTTTGACAGATATCCGTCTCCCTCCAAGACACCCCTCCAGAAATGCCTATTCATAGAGAACTCCGGTGGTGCAAATTCTAAAGTCGATTTTCTGGGAGACAAGCCATACCCTATAAGCCTCTCGGTTATAGGTGCATATTGGAAGCTCAGACTACAAGAACTATAAGTTTTGTCAGTCCTTTTATCATACGCTTCACGCACTTTAACCCTACCCTTTTCTAATCCGAGGTAGGATTCCAACGACTCCAAGACGGAGATATCCCCTCGTTGAAGCTGGATAGCTACAGTGTGTGCATATTTTGTTTCACGCAGGCAGCCATCTGTCAGCACCCATCCATAGAAATAAGCACATTCCGCTTCAGTCGGGTCAGAAAAAGCATCTTCGTTTATTTTAAAACCCATAGAAAATCTATTTTCTTTTCGAGTTTTAATTGGAACACCAAAGTCCCGAAGAACCTTGATCACCACATCTTTGGAAAAAGGAAAATCTATACAAATTTTCTCAGCACTCTCCCCTGACTTGTAACGCGATATCAGTAGAGGAACGTGCTCAGGCAGAACTTTCCTGTAAGGCCAGACTTCATATTTAGGGTGCTGCATAAAACCTCCGAATAACTGTTTGATCTTGTACAATACCCTAAATATTTTTATTTTACAATCTAATCAAGCCTGAAGGGCTGCAATAATTGCGTTAACTGCGTTAGCAACGTCTTCAGCAGTAGCAGTGGACGGGTCAGCAATCGGGGTCAGAGCTTCAATCTCTGCTTTACCGGAAGTTGCACCTTCAACCATTGCCACAAGCTCAGGCACAGCATTGAAGAAACCATTCTTCTGGAGTTCTTGTACAGTAGCCATTTAAATCTCCTTAACGAGAAACAGGGGCCGTTTCCAGCCCCTTGATATCAAAACCTAAGATTTCTCTTAGATGCTGAGTTCCGACTTCACAACAGCAGCCGGATACAGGCAAGCGTTGAGGAAGTTTTGCTCAGTCATGATTTCAATGATATCGTCTTTCTCGTTGGCATATTCGAACCAGTAGCTACCCTGAGCACGGCGGTTGATAGTGCCAAAACGGTTAGCCGGAGCGTAGTAAGTCTTGAACATATCTCGGACGCCAAGCGGCAGGAAGTAGGCTTCATCGTCAGCAACGAACGGAACGAAGTTACCATCGGCATCTTCATAACCAGCAGCCGAAGCGTCGATGAAGGTGATACCCCACATGGTGATAGTTTCGAAACGAGCATCCAGACCAGCGTAGGAACCCGGAACACCAGTCAGGACCGGAGCATTCAGCGGACCTTGGGTATACTTAACAGCGTCAGTTACGAATGCGTTCTGCATCAGAGCAGCAAAGTAATCGCTACCAACCAGAGCAACGAAGCCAGTAACAGCACCTTGACCATAAGGAGTCAGACCGGCGCGGATAGCTGCTTTAATGTCACGGAAGTCACCACGGGGGTCGGCAGCCGAGGACAGATCAACCGGAACTACGGTTTGAGTAACACCAAACTCGGTGTAGAAGTTGGTGGTAGCCGAAGTACCTTGACGCAGAGTACCAGTTGGTGCATAAACAGTACCAGTGGTAATCAGTTGCATACGAGCAGCTTCAAGGGTGATACCATGCGACTCACGCAGGTCCATCATCTTGTCAGCACGGACGCTGGCAACGGTTTCGAGTTCCATTGCATCAGTCAGGCTATCAGCTTGAACAACACCGTCAATGTCATTCGGGGTGATTGCATCATCCAGCGGGAAGTGCGGGATTTTCAGCAGCAACGAGTCACGCTCACGACCAGCAATGGTGCTGTTACGCTCATCCCAGTTACGGTCAACTACCAGATGGGAGCTACGCTTGGTGCGGGTAACTTCAATGGTCTTCTGAGTAGAATACTCAGGAGTAAACAGACCCAGTGCGTTAGTGATACCAACATTGTTCGGGATTTGAATCAGGGTGTCGGTACGGTCAACTACGCGGCTACGGTTGTTCGGATTAAGAACGAGAGGCATATTTATTTCCTTGTAAATCTAAGAAAGTTGATCTGAATGCTTAACTTCAGAGGGTGATTTCGACAATGATGCCCTGCTTCTTCAGCAGTTCACGCAGAGTTTCAAACTGAGCATCAGTCAGGTTGGCACCGTCTGCATCTTGAGCAACTTGCTTGATGTAGTAGTCTTTCAGTTGTACCGGACCACGCTTAAAGCCAACAGCGTTGAACTCACCAGCAACAATTGCGTTCGGAACGAACGAGGCATTGAAGCCGTAGTTATCACCGTAAACAACAGCGAACTCGTTGGTGGCAACCAGTTGAGCAGCAGCGCTGAGAACAGCGTAAGCGCCTTCAGGGTCAGTACCAGCAGCGCGATAAACTACAGTACCGAGGGTAACTGGAGCACCACCAGCAGGCGGGGTAACATTGATGCACTCACGGGCATAGCCTACCGAGGGATCAAGTTCATGGAATACGAGGTCAGAGAAACGAGCTTCGTAGGGATTAGCAACGAACGGCATATTTTATTTCCTTCTTAAAAATGGAGATTAGCGCTTGTTTTGGAGGCGTTCTTGGAGGATTTTGTCAGTAGTGGAGAGCTTAGGAGCAGCGTCGGATTCTGCTTCTTCAACAACTTCTACATCCTGACCAAGCTCCTGCATCAGATCACTCTGAGCGATGGCTTGTTTTTGAGCAGCAAAACCACTCAATACAGTGGCGAAGGCTTCATCATCAAGACTGGCGAGAGATGCTGCGACACCTTCTACTTGTTCAGCAGCCATAACAGCGCTGAGCTTTTCTTTACGGGCTGCTTCTTTAGCAGCCTTAGCTTGCGTCTCCATCTGTGCAATTTGTTCAGCAGCTTGGGACAGTTGAGTTTCTTTTTCAGCCAGAGCTTCTTGAAGTTGAGCAACCAGACCTTCCATAGAAGCGAAGGCTTCCAGTTTCTCAGACAGTGCGGTAAGTTCTACTTCACGAGCTTGGAGCTGAGCTTGGAGGTCAGCGAGTTGAGTCATTTCAGAGATTTCCTCTTTTTTGTTAAATTTAAAGATGCGATCTTTCATAACGCTTCCTTTGTTAGTTTGAGCTGTTTCAGCCAAATATTCGTAAAACTCTTCAAGAGTCATTACTTTATCAGCTAGGCCCAGCTCAACTGCTTCTTGTGCAAGAAACGTTTTGGCTTGAGTGTCCCTAACTGCTTCAACGGACATATTGCGATATTTAGCAACGTGTCCAGTGAACTCTTCATACAGAACATCAACTTTATGTTGAAGGTCTTCAAGGAATTCCTTACGGAATTCACCGTCCTCAGTGAACGGAATCTTTTCTTTACCGGCAGTGATGAAGGTACGTTCAATACCTTCTTTCTCAAGTTTCTTGGAGTCATTCATCAGACGAATGAGAACACCAATACTACCGAGTTCAGAATCTTTAGAACTGATAATCTGGTCAGCAATCGCAGTCAAACCATAGCCAGCAGAGGCAGACAAACCATCTACATATGCAATAATATCTACGCCATTAGCATCAGCCAAATTGCGAATGTAGTTGGCAGTGTCCATCATTGCGTAAGCCTCACCGCCGGGCGAGGAAACCATCATGGCAACAGTCTTTACACCTTGCTCAACCATAGCTTCGAAGTCTGCTTTAAGACCTTCGTAAGAAGTGCCACCACAATCAAAACCCATAACGGTTACAGGTTTGTAGGTAAGTGGTCCTTCTACATACATAACACCAGTTGCTGTATCTTCGTTGTACAAGTATCGAGTAGGAGCTTCGTCTTCAACTTCTGCTCGCTTATCAATATCGACACCACCTTCGCAGCGCTTATTGACGTAATCCATAATCGCTTCAAAAGCGGAGGAATCAATAAGATGTGGCGTGTTCACCAACTTGCTTTTCAAGCGATAAATTTCATGGGCCAAAACTATTGACTCCTTTATACGTTTTCATTGTTAGATACCGATGAGTCACCAGAACCCCCACTTGAATCACCAGTACCGTTACCCATACCAGATTCCATACCATCACCTGCACGACTCTCGTTCGGAGTAAGTTCTTCGGAAAGCTCTTCAGGTGTTTTATCTGGATCAGCTCGATAAGGAATATCAGCCTGACGCATCACCCAGTTAACAACATCAGGTGTCTTCGGCATCATACCAACAGCACTTACACGCTGGATGAACTTACCAATCTCATCAAGAGATTCTTTAGACACTTGACCGTAGTCATAAACAGGCATCACCGCTGTATCCCAACCATTAAGCTCAAAGAGTTGTCTGGCAAGATCGTGGTTTAGCTGTGATTTAATTTCATTAAGCTTAGATTCAATAGCCATCTCAATGATGGATACTTTACTTTCAGCAAGGGAGAAGCTACCAGAACCATTACTACCAAGTGACAGGAAGTCTGCAAACAAGCACGTTAGGATTTCAGCGTTATAACGAGCAATGATTGCATTGATATCATAGCTCTTAGTACCGCTTACACTCTTAATATCAAAGTCAAAAAGCTTGTTTCCGTTCTCGTCTGTAACAAGAGGAAGAATAACACCAGACTCTTTAGCCAAATGTGCCGACTTCATAATATTCTTGTAGTAGTCAAACACAGCTTTATCTTCTGGTGTTGCATCCTCTTTCATATACTGAGGAGGTAGGAACAACACTTTAAAAGCGTTAGCCTCTTGAGCAACTGAAATTGCTTCAGCTTCCAAGTATGCTTGTTTGTACTTCCATGCTTGCCAACAACCAACCAAAGGACTCACACCAGTTGGTGAATCTTTCAGGGGATTGTTACGAAATAGAAGAAACTTCTTACGAGGAATGAATTTAAGCTTAGCAGTTGTACTCGTATTTACAAAGTCCCAACCGCTGTAATCACCACCATCGGGAACTACGATATCTTGGTAGAATCCAGCAAGCTCACGTCCCTGATTTTTCCACTTCCACCTAGCTACCGTATCAGCGGAACGAGATGCAAGCTTCTTAATACCAATCAACCCATCGTTGTATTTACTGCCATTTTCTTTAGTGCGGTAGCGATATACTTTCTCTAGGATTGAAAAGCCGTATCGGTTAAACGTAACAGCTTGACGGATGGCAGACATGAAGTCGTGATCCATATCCTCAAGCACTTGTTGCATGAAAAATGCTTTATCTTTTAGCTGATCTTCAGACCCCTCAGGAATCTTAACACTCCAAGGTACACGAGCAATCATCATTTCAACAAGTTCAAGAGCAGGGGCAATTGCCCCGTCTTTAGCCATTTTCTTGAATGTTTCACCAGCTTGCGGCCAGCGTAGCTCCCATTGACAGTCCTCAAACACTTGACCACCAAGGACAGTGAGGCCAGAATACCCACTCTCTCCGAGACGAAGCGTAGGAATCTCATTGTCTCCGGGGGTAAGGGTAGTCTCCTGTTCGGAGATTATCTTAGCCTCTTCCATTTAATCTCCTTAAATGTTGTCAAATGGGGTTGATTTTGATAGTGAAATGTTTGTTAGGATTTTGGACATGTTTGGTATTTGAATCTTTTGAGCCAAGGTGATGAATGAATCGCTTGTGGCGTCCACTTGCTTAAAATCTTAAATAGTAGTCGCTAATTACTATCCACAAGATTACTTGTGCTGCATATCGCTATGCAGAGTAGACTATATCTTTACTCAATTCTGAGTACCTACCGTTTCGCCTCGCTTGAGGCTACGAGCATTGCTCTAGTCGTTACACCTTCCCGTACAGGGCTTGGCTCGGTATTGTCTGATATTATCCAGAGGTCCACCGAATTAGATAGGTTTATAGATGACCAAGTTAAAAATCATCTTTTACTTTTCGAGAGCCATCAAACCCCTCAAGCTCATCAAAGTAAGTATCATTCCAAGGAGCTTCAAGATAGTCCACAAGACCTGCCTGAGCAGCAGCAGCGAATGGTTGGAAACGAACAACTTTAGATTTGTTAGAAGGTCGCATACGGGCAGAAAAGCCCTCACCAATCAAATCTTTAATCATCATTTGACCAGCAGCTTTTCCTGCTTGACCCGGCTCTTGTGGCAAGATAATCTGTGTGCCCTCGGGGTCGGATTTGGCAACTTCAATAATTTTCTGCATGACTTCGCCAAATCTTGCACGAAACCTGACAACATCCATAATCACATAGCGTTCATCTTTTGTTTTACCGATCAACACCCCCGCTGTCCAGTCAGGATTGGGTAGATCATCTGACGGCAATGAACCTGCGATGTCCCACGCCCTACAATATGAGACTATGTTTAAACTTAGCAGCGGTTGACTTTTACACCACTCACGCTTAAAATACCCACTAGAACTTTCGCGGACATACCAATTGCCTTCAAGTAGGCGGGCACGTTCAACACCACGCAGACCTTTAAGCCACGAGACGTATTTTGGGTTAACTTCTTGGACGACGCTATTATCGTAGACGTTAGCACTTATGAATGTAAAAGACAGTGCATCTTTTTCTTCGACGCCGTAGTTGTCCATCAGTTCTTGTTTGGAATCACCCCAAACAAAATCGCCGTCTTGGAAACTGAAATACCTAATCATACCGTCTTTAGAGCGATCAGGAGTTCCATCCTCATTGAGATAAGGTTCAACCCACTTACGCAGACCGTGATCGGCAGATGGGTTACAAGTAATTTTTAGATGAGGCTTGACTTGAGGGCAAGAGGGGTTTCGCATACGAGACATGATATATTGTATCATATACATCGTGAATTGAGTTCCCTCGTCAATATAGAAAAGATTCGCCTCGGAACCTTGCCAGTTGACATCGGCATCATCATTCTCAAAATGCTTTAGATAAATCTCAGCACCCGATTTATGGAAAACAAACTTACCGTCTTTGGCCCGCCAAGTGTATTCATCAGGATCATAAGATTGACTGAAGATACGCTTACACTTTGTTAAAAGTCCGCCGGGGCCATTAAGCTGTGGTGTGGTTCGACGCGTCATAACGCCGATAAAATTAGGAACATCGGTGTATTTGAGAAAGTCAATAACACCAATTTCTGACTTTCCGCTACCTGCTGCACCACCGAATAGCGTGACATCAGCTTCAGATGTCATATACATAAGCTGCCGTTCACCGCAAGGGCCGGGCAGTTGCTTTTTCTTTTTCATAAGGAGTCCTAGAGGAGTTGTGGGGATTTTTGATCCCCACAATAGTTTCAGGTATAACGCCCGTTTAGCTTATCTAAAGCACGAGCATTTACTGCTCCGGCAGACTTGTTTTCGTATTCAGTTACGAAAGAACAAGCTTCCCTACAGTAGACTTTATTCCCCTCTTGTTTCAAATCCTTATCCAAGCTATAAGGCGGCCCGCCAGCCTTGGCTGCAAGCCATTTATCAAAGTTCTCAAGAGTTGGCAAGTCTTCCAAGAAATTGGCAAAACAATGCCACCGCTCGTCTACAAAAGCCCTTCCATAATAACCCATATAATCTTTAGGATTATAACAACGCTTCATTACGTTGGACCAGAGCTGTTTGGCTTGTCTCCAATAAGAAACTCTTGGAAAAATACCCAAGTAGCCTATACCAAGCACACTCTTCTCAAACGGGTCGTTAATCTTACCTTTCTTGACGTTTTCAATATAAGCTTCTGTCTCATAACCTGTGTTACAAAACCTAACCTTATATCTATTCCCACGTTTAGCAAAGGCTACAAGCTTATGACCGGCATTATTTTCAAAGTCTTGGTGGAAGTCCTTCCATTCCTCAAGCTTTCTCTTTTTAAAGACTGGATCAAGAACTTTACCGGCTTTTATATTCTCTCTGTAAGCTAACGCTTCGTATCCTGTCTCAAGGAATTTAACCTTACATTTCCTATCAGGAAGTATATCAATTATTTCTAACTTACCAGAGTTGTTAGTCTCATATATTTGTCCAATCTCAAACTTATTTCTCATAGAAATTCTCCTATGTTCATTTTAAGACCGGGCGCTTCACAGCGAGCCAAAACTTTCTAAACTTTACTCTTCAGACTTACCTTCAGAATCTTCTTCCGGCTCCCCAAGGGCCGCTTCTTCGCCACCGGGAATCTGACCAGTATTCTTAAGATACTGAGTTTGCATAACCTTACGATCACGACCCTTAGTGACCCCACCCTTGCGAACTACCGACTTGAACTTTTCCCAAGAGAGGGCTTCAAGCATCTCGACAGTATACACAAGGTTTACAGGTTCAACTTTAACACCGTTAACAATATCTGATTCAAGATATTCGTCAGTGCTGAGGAACATTACTGCCTTGTGAGGGAAGCGGCAAGTGTAGGGATGTTCTTGACAGAGGGTGGCACCTTTGTTTGCAAACTTCACGACATTGGCTAGAAACTTAATCCCTAGAGGATCAGTAGCACCAATGATGATTTTGTATTCGTTCATGTTTTCTCCGTTGTTTATTGAATCAAGGAGGACATAATATCACGAAATCCTTAAATTGCAATACCCTATGGTAAATAAATATGAAATATTTTTATTGGAAGCACTCAAAAAGAATGCTTCCTAAAAAATATCTTACAGCTCTAAGATATATGGGGACACAACTGCCGCCAAATCAGTATAACCAGTGATATTTGGGTGGACGTTATCTGTTGTTAAACTCGATTTAATTAGTGTCTGACCGTCTATATCAACACTACCACTCAACGCAGCAGCGTATCCGGTAACTACTGGAATATCAAACGTATTCAAATCATCTATCAAATCACGTCTTTTCTGATCCCCCGCCCCTGTATCCCTAAAAGCTGGATTAACAGGAAGAGGCTCCAACAAAAGCATTGTAGCGTTTGGATGCTTTCGCATCTCAGCCATCATTCGTGCAAGGTTGGTATACACGCGGTTAAGCTGGTCTGTAGTCATACCACCAACAGAAACATCGTTGATGCTATATGGAGAGTAGAAGACAATCGTAGGCTTTACAAAATCACCAACATCCGACAAACGCTTACTGTATACTTCTGGACCTTGCGCGTGAAGACCAGCATTGAAGTATTCAATAGGGTTGTCAGGAGTTGAGTTTGTGTAAGCTGCAATCTGAGCAGCACCATAACCCGTAGGAGTGCTACCAACACCTTCACCCGTGGAATCGGCAGAGATAAGAAGCTGGCGACCTTTCTTCTTAGTGAAATATTGAACGATTGGAACAGCTACTCCACCTTCTGTATTAGTTGTCTGCGTGAATGATGCTTTATCTGTCACACCCAAGACATTCTGAACAGAAGTCTTCATAATCCGTGGAGAGGTTGTTTGTCTCCAGTTACTTGTCCCAAGATATGGAACCGAAGGCGTACTTCCTTGTGGATACTCAACACGTATAATGATTAGTGGACGAACACCACCATCTGTACGAGGAATGCTGCGGACAGGCAGTTCATCACTAACTGCAAGGCTAACTCGCTCTGCTGCAATCCGTGGTTGCAGGGTGAACGTTGTACTACCGTTTATAGTGGCGTCAATCCACCCACCAGTAGGCTCGATCCCTACAAGCCACGCTTGAGGAACATTAGCTTCAACAACTCCCACGCTTACCTTCACGTTCTCAATGACAGAAGCGGAAGCATTTGGGATAGCAATACGAAGACTTGTAAACTCAGCTTCCAACTCCATCACGGTGTTGGTAGTCCAGTTGGTGCTTGTGCTATATGTATTGTATCTGCCGAACAAGCACTTGGTCAGTACGTTTGTGCGAGAGGAAGCAGTGCCTGTACCTGCTTCTCCGGGGAGTCCTTGTGGACCCTGTTCGCCGGGATCACCCTTTGGACCTTTAGGAAGAACCAAGTTGATTACTGGCTGCTCTGTAGTCCCTGTGAGGGTGGCACTTGCTGTCTCACCTTCTACAACACTACCGATAGAGAGAACTGGGGTAACACCATCAACCCCGTTGATACCGTCAATCCCATCACGAGGAGTAAAGCCACCAAGAGCTGCGGAGATAGCAGTATCCACTCTTGTGTCAAGCTCTGTCATAGCAGAGGAAACATCAGAGGCTGCTTGTTGTGCAGAAGATACAAACCCTTCAACAACGTCCAAAAGAGGGTCGCGGGGAGCAGATGTTTGCTCAACCATTAGAAGGGATGTTAGATCAGCAAGCTGTGTACTGTTGGATACGGTGATAACACCAATGCTCAGATAGTTACGAAATTTATCATCATAGCGTTCTACATGATAACGTCCGTGCGGAACATCAATGCTGTAATTACCGCTTTCATCAGTGGTGAATTCTTTGCTTGTGAATTTTAGTACGTCAGAGGAAGTATTAGAAGCAGTGAGCCTAAGCTTTGCTCCAACCATAGGATCGCCGGTTGGCGTCAACAGTGTTCCAGCGATAAGCATTGTATTGTCTTCCTACTCTTTATCGAGGCTTATTGTAGAATTTAGAACCAAAGAATGAGACAGCAACAAAGAAGATAAACGCTACGGGGATTGAGTAAAATCCACCAGCATCATAGATACACTTCATCAACTCTGCATCAGCTTCGTTCTTATCAACCTGAACTGTGTAAGCAGCATCGTGTGCATGACAGCACTCCGACCAATTTAGTCCAAGGAAGCCTTCGGGGGATAAAGTGCAGTAGTCCATTTACATTCTCTCTTTGTTTGGCTGACACGGCAGGACTCGAACCTGCGACCCGGTGATTAACAGTCACCTGCTCTACCAACTGAGCTACATGCCAAGAATAGTTAGTGTAGTGGCCACCAGAACCTATGCCCTACACTGTGAGCCGTCATACTACAGCCCTTCAACCATAATTTTGTATGCAGGTTGGTTCTACATACATTCTTCAACTAGGCAAAGTCAAAGATACACAGGCACGCCTGCATATTTGTTTATTCCAAATCAGCCTTAGTTGGCAAGCAATGGAGTTGGAATCTTACTTTCGGTTCTTCGTCTTCTTTTTCTTCTGGCTCATTATCACCAGCAAGATCAGAACGGATACCGTGGACAGTTGCTTCTTCTGCTGTTGCAGCTTTAGAAATTGAAACGGAAGTGGAAATCACCCACTTACTTGTGTCAAGAGAGGACTTATCTACTTCTTCACCGTTGACACTCTTTTCAATATTCTCAAGTGCCTTTGGTTCAAGTTGACGCAGTTTAGCGAGAGTAGAACGCAGCTTGGAGACAGGCTTACCCTTCGGCTGAGTGGGGCGCCCTGCGCGGTTTCCGTAGCTATTGCCCGGCTGAAAGCCACGCTTTTTCTTTTCTTCAGACATATTAATATCCTTTAAATACATTCGGCTGTTTGCTGGGTCACGATGGTTATTAGTAGCGCTGAGCGGCAGGAGGAGGACCACACTACAAACCCACCAACAAACATGCGAATAAATTCATTAAAATAAAGGAGCACCTTAAGCTCAGAGGGAGGAGGAAAACCCCAAAACCTAAGATGCCCTTTATCGAGGAGGAGCGACTAAAGCCGCTATGAACATAACAGAGGAGGAGCTATGTTTTGAAGCAGAGTGCATTGCTACACTCAGAGGAGCAGACTTCCTTGCAAAAGCCTTTAGGAGAAATTCTAGATTTTAATTTTCCCGACACTTTTATGTATCAGCCGTGGATATAGTAACCCTTATTACAGCAATTGTCAAGCCCTTTTAATCAATAATTGGCAATATTTTCCTAAATTGGGTGTTTTCTTCGGTTTTAGATTCCAAACAATACTCAAATTTGAAATCAGGCTGTGATGGGGGAAGCTCTGTAATCTTCATCTTACTCCAATCAACAGCCTTCAGGAAGTTAACCACATCTTCTTCAATTTCTTCTTCGTTCATAAATATTTCCTTTCTTGTAATTTGTCATGGCATAGAATTCTCCACTTGTGTTGCTATAGGAGGATACATTACCACAATAATTACAGAAGTCAAGACTTAATAGAAAATATTTATTTAGATACCGCTAGGCATTCCTTATACTCAATATAGTCAATCACTCCTTGCCCATACTCTCTGCTAACTCGCTTCACTACACGAAAATCATCCCGCTCTCGTTCCCTCCACAAGATTTCATAACCATCCATTCCATCTGTATCAACAACAAACATCTTTTTACTAACATCGTAATAATATGCTAAAGCATCCTCAGCCCAAAGCAACCCTTCCATCCACTCAGACCGTTTCACTTTATTCTTTTTAAACATAATAGTTCTCCTAATTATCAAATCCCCACCAACCTTCAAAATCATCGACATCAAAAGCTCTGTAGAAAAGGTTGTCAAGATATCCCATATACTTGTTCTGATAGAACAGCACAGGATCACCAAACGTCATATCGTCTACCCTGAACTTGTTCACCTCAAGTCCCAAACCCTTAGCCACCCAGTTTATCTCTTTTATGTACTTCTCAGGCTCGTCTGTCCAACCACCATCACAGACTTCATAAGTAAATTCAGGTGGAGTCTCATGGAATTTGTATTTCATTTACTTCCTCTCTATCTTGCAGAATGTTGTATCAACCCAACGCTTAGAAATTAAACTTCTTTGGACGCTTACGTTGTAGGTTAACTTTATTCAACACAATCCTATACGTGGCAACCTTTTGATGGTAGTCCAAAAAACTTTGCAGCAATTCTTGATCTTCAAAGGGCCAGAATGTTGAATTGTCCTTACTTGGCTTTACAAGGACAATGTCTTCGCTTCGCAGGTTGTTAATATCAACCCACTCTTTAACAATCTCATCGAATTGTACAGGAAAGTGGTCAATATGGGAATCTCTTTTCCTGATTTTCAATCCAGTCTCAGCACAGGCTACATAGCCCTGCCGATCTGCGTTCTCGAAGAAGTATTGCTCCTTGTATCCATCGCTCTGATATTTTATACAAGCCCTTAGTGTCTCTTTAATGCGACTCTCCTTACTCTTACCACTAATGCACTTGTAATAGCTGAAGTCTGTATCGGTTCCATCTTCGCGGAGAATAAAGAACTGTCGGTTCATCGGGTTAATTTGGCAAGCGCGGACTCCGATTTTGAAGGGCTGTCCTTTTGTTTTTCCATGAAAATCTTGGTGCATATTCAAAACATCATTCATAACAGACTCCCACTCACCTTGTAAGAGACTATCCAAGTCTGCGTTGTTCAGCACAAATTTACAATAGTTTGTAAGTGTCTGCTTAGTTTTAAAGTTTTTGCCGCCAACTGTAATCATTTTTTACTCCTATTAAAGTTTTATGTCTCTCTTAACGCCTTTGTCGCCGATGTTAAAAAGGATCGTCCATATCCAGCCACGCAGGACGGCGATCATAATCTACTTTTGGTACACGGTTGTCAACAGATTTCTGTCTGACCTCTGGCTTTGGAATACTCTTGACAATTTCAAAGTTTTCTTTAGTACCTTCCCACAAAGTAATGTCTGTATGCACCTTCTTGTAAAACCATCTCCACTGACCTTCTCCATTAGGTCTTAGCTTTTGAGCTTCGATGATCTTATGGTCTGTGAAGCATCGTAAAATCTTACCTGCTGCTTTATATTCCAAACCACACGCATCTGCCACTGTGCTCTGAGACTCATAATGTTGTGAATTTTGCTTCACAACGAAAAACTCGTTCCTGCTCAACATGTATGTGTAGACAAGCTTTGCACTGCTTGTAAGAGGTACGGCCTCTCCTGTTTCTCTGCTGATAAAACCATCAGCCCTCGCTAGAATCTTTGGTATCATGTAAAACTGTTCTTTGTCCATTTCATTTCTTACCTTTAGTTCTTAGGTTAAATTTCAGTTACGTCAGTTCCTATTTTCTTTATTTAGTCATTTCGGATATCTCCTTTAGCTTGAAAAGGGTTTTGATGATGTACGACTGCCTACTCATCTCCCCCCGGTTCTGGTCAATCCAATCCAACAGTGTACGCGGTAAAATCAGACTCATATTTCCTCCTAACCTTTTGATACTATATGTATGGGTCCAAACGACCTATACCTTTCATTCTCATTACTTCGCTCCGCTCTTTGCACAACAAAAATTATGAAAAGAAGAAAAGCTGCTGGATACGGTGTGCACAGACGTTCAGTCTTGCACCAAACAAAGTATAGGTCAAGAAGACCTAATAGCTTTTAAAATCTATTTTATTCTTTCTTACTCTTCTTTCTATATAAAGACCTCTCATGACCTATACATGTAGTCCTTCTGATCCTATACATATAGGTCTTCACGACCTAGCTTTCTTCCCCTGTCTGTGTGCCTGCGAGAAGTCTACACCCTATCCACCACCTGTCAACCCCTCCACACAAGAAATTTATTTTCATTTTCTGCTTGCATCCTCAGATTCTTGTGGTAAGCTATCCCTCACAAAGCAAATCTATAGGAGGATAGTCAAAATGAGTGTTATCTGTGAATTTTGGTGCTCACCACTGCGTCAAGAAATGTATTCTGAGAAATATATTGTACCAAGCACCTTTGAGCACGATGTAGTGTCAGAGATTAAGGAAAACTACGTTGGGAGCTTTGGTGATTTCTGGTACGATGTGTTTGGTGAAGATCATTCTAGTGTTGGAGGTCTTTGGAAGATAGTTTGTACTGTTGAGGTTAGCTGGCGTCATTTCTATGATTGGGAGGGTTGCCCTGATTGTGAAACTAACTTTGAGATTGAGGTAGTGTTTAAAGAGAAATGCCAATCCTTGACAGAGGTTAAATGGCGGTGGCTTGAACTTACGGGGCGAGCTGAAGAATATAATGAGAAGCAAATGCAGAGATTCTATACAGAACTTGTGTAGCCCAAGAGACACAAGATTGACGTTATTAACGTATTTAGTACGCAGGACAAGCCTGCTACCGTTCAAACGCCACTAGGGCTTAAAAGCAAAGGAGAGATAAGAATGAAAGAACATCTCACAGAAGGAGGCTGGGAAGATTACATCAGAAAAGTCAAATCTCAGCTTGACAATCCTCCAACGAAGGAGCAATATTCAAGCATGATGCGAATGTACTTGGATCGTGTCAATGTTGATGATGCTGTGAAACGTCTTAAAGGAGAGAAGGAATGAAATTCGACGTAAGTGAAGCAGTGGGTGTAATTTGTTTAACAATTTTGATTATCCTGTGTGCCGGTGAACCTGACTTGCTGGATGCAATTTCAGATCGCGTAAGCGGTAAATACGAATACCAACAACTTACCCTAAAGGAGAAAACGAATGACAATTGAAACATTGAATGCAATCAAAGCTGAAGCTGAGGGTGTCTACGCCAGTGTAAATACACTAAATGGCAAGCTCAATGAGTACGAAAATGCATCTGGTGAGCTTGTGCCGGATCATGTTAACACGGCGTGGACTGAGTTGACTATAAGTCTTGATACAATCCTTTCTTGGGTAAATCAAGCAATCGAAGATGGTACAGTGGAGGAACCAGAAATGCAGGTGATGGCTGCCTTTCTAGCAGAACTCAAGCTTGTTTTTGAAAAATATTCCGCTACGCTGAGAATTATTGAAAGCGCAGATGGTTACGGTCTTGACTATGGGGGCAGCGGAGCAGAAAATGTAATCCAGTTTACGGTAAGCCGGGATGGCACCACCGAGGTCAAAGATTTTATTCAAACTTCGTTGATTGCGGCTGATCTGATCTAAGGAATTTTCAATGTTTCTTGAGGATATTTTGGACGGGGGACAGCTAATTGTAAACGATGATGAATACATTGGTTCTAGATTTGGAAATCTCAATCAACTAAGGATTGTAGGCCTACATTGGAAATATAAGCCTTCAGGTAAAAGGGGTAGGTTCTATATCGCGATATGTGACATATGTGCTGAGGACCCGGAGCTTTTTGGGGAGGGTTATTTTTCTATCAGTAGGTATTCAATGCAAAACGGCCAATTACCTTGTGGTTGCAGCAAAGTGCCAAAGTGGACTGAGGAACAGTTTATAATTAGGATGAAACGTGCTGCGAGTTTGAAGGGTAATACTTTCATTGGGTGGTCCTCAGACTACAAGGGAGTATACACTAGAGCTGTTGTGTCTTGTCCTGTTCATGGAGAGTGGGAAACTACTCCAATGACATTGGTCAATATGGGGAGCGGTTGTTTGAGGTGTGTTCGTCCAGAGCTGGGTAGAACGACTGGGAACGCTAATAGGAAGCCAGATGAGATGTATCTATCTAAATTCATACAAACAGGTGCTTATCCAGACGGTACTAAATTCTCTAGGGTATATAGGGATGTTGGTGGAATCAGGAAGCTACTTTGGAAAGTAGAGTGCCCTGAGTGTAGCGGTGTGTTCTACTCTACAACCATGTACTTAAGGGAAGGTCGTAAATCTTGTAGTTGTAATTCCACACTACCCACGGGGGCCTATATCTTGGTTATAAATGATGCGGACCTGCCTGTTGGAGTTAAGTTCGGGATAACTAAAGATTTTCCGACCAGATTATACCAAATCCGCCGAAAGACTCTTTATGATGTTTTAGTGGTGGGGTTTTGGGAGTTTTTAAACCCGGTAGACTGTAGGGCAGCAGAGCTTAGGTGTAAACAAGAATTAATCACTTGTGTTCTTGACAAGATTTCTTTTCCAGATGGCTATAGTGAAACCACTTATGTGTACAATATAGACAAAATTATCGCTATCTATGAAAGCTATGGTGGAACTAAACTTACGATAACTGAGGGAGAATAAGCAATGAAAGTTATTCAATATCTGATGCCAAGCTATTTCCTTTCTCACGCTCTTGTACATCTTGGTAATTGGTGCTACAAAGGTTCTGAGTGGGTACAGGGAGACGACCCTAACGGGCCTTGGTGTACTCTCACAGACGAAGAATTTGAGAAGAAAATAGCTGAAGAGATTGAGAAAGCTAAACGTAAGGGGAAATAGGCTGTTGTTTTCGATTGAAAGTGGGTTGTTTCCTATAGTTTTATGGGGTAAAATCAACGTTCTGTTTTAACATGTAAAACAGTGTGGTTTAGATTAATTTTGAAATTTGTATAGTAAAAGGAGAGGAATATGTTGAACCAGAAACTTGCTAAAGTTACAAAAGGCACGCTTGAAATTAAAGAACGAGGAATCTTGAACTTCTACGTCTTCGTAGATTATGAAGATTTTGGCAGTCAAGGTGTTGGGGGTATTGCCTTGGATCAGTGGGATGAGGCTAAGCAGCGGCGGGTTGGGACAGCTTACGGCTGTGAAATGATTCGACAACTACTCTTATTCTTCAATGTTAATAATCTTGAAGAAGTTAAGAATCAAGTGGTCTATGTTCTTGGTGAGGGGGATGGCCTTTCTTTTCTACCCAAAGGATTCAGACATCTAAAATGTCTACGGAATGGACGGCCTGAGGAGGTACTATTCGACAAGATTTATGAGGAGTTTGGTGATGAAGAGTGACTTTCTAACAAACATGACACCAGAACAACGTCTGGAGATTCAAGAGAAAGCAAGAATCTCACGAGAGAAGAAGAAAGAAGCTGGGAAGCACCTACGACAAGATTTTGCAGATGAATCTGTCTTCCGTGAGAATGCAAGTAAGATTGGATTTCGTCTGGCGTCATCGTATATCCCAGCAAGTGAGCAGAAATACCTTCGTCGCCTTCTTAAACATATTGACAAGGATATGGATTGGTGGCGAGAATGTAATGGCTACAAGAATGTTGAGCAGTGGTGTAAGGATAATCCGAATATGCCTGCCTACTATTTACAAGCTTTGACAATTGAAGATTATTTGGAGGAATTGAAGTGAAGATTACGATTGAAGGTACTAGAGAGGAAATTCAAAAGCTTTGTCCTAGCTTTAGTGACCTAATTTCGGTCAAAATGTCTATTGGAAATATGAAGTCTGAGTTTAGACCGATTAAGATGAATATTTGGGATGAAGATTCTAGTGGTAAATCTAGTTTGATCTTACAGCAGCTAGTTCCATTCAAAACTGAAGAGGAAATTGAAGCCGAATGGGTTGTAAAAATTGCTGAAGAGTCTTTGAATAAAGCTAAACAAGCACTAGAGGCTATTAGAAAATGAGCATTCTACACATCATTCTTGTTGCAATTTACATCGCATCCGTTGTAGGCTGTGTACATGTATCAGAGCAAATGTCTCCAAGTAGGAATCCGATTGAGAAAGGAGCTGTTTGGTTGATTGCGGTATTCTGGCCTATTGTCGCTTTGGGAGTGTTTGTGTTTGAAGCGTTGCGTAGGAAGAAAAGTAGTAAGAGTGGTAAATTTCATTAAGCTGAAGAAGGGGTGTTGATGATGGCTAAGCGGAACCAAGCGGCTGTGCGTGAAGCACGTAATACAAAGAAGGAAGAAACTGGGCGGATTATTCATGAGAAGTTTGAGGAAGGTCGCAAGGTCATTCCCCTAACAGCCAAGAATGAGTCTCAACGGCAAGCACTTAAAGCTTTTGAGGAAAAGCAATTGGTCGTCCTATCTGGGTCAGCCGGTGTGGGTAAATCAGAGATTATGTGTTGGTATGCCAGTAAACTTTGGCTGGAAGGCAGCATTGACAACATTGTTATCACTCGTCCGCACCAGCATCTAGGAAATGACTACGGTGCTGTAACCGGAAATGATACACTCAAGCTTCTTCCCTTCTGCATGAGCATGATGATGAAGTTTAAAAAGTATCTTGGCGCTGGTATCTTGAAAAACAATTTCCGTATGGAGGTGATGGAAAGCCTGTTCAATGAGGTGTCTGGAATTTGTATTGTCCCTGTAGAAAAAATCCAAGGTTTGTCGTTTGACAACCGTACTATCATCCTTGCCGATGAAGTACAGGGATGCACGCCAGCACAAGTAAAGGCTTTGGTTACACGTGCTGAGGAGGGCGCTTTGCTTATCTGTGCGGGCGATAAAACCCAAAGCCCACTCAAGGGTGAGAACGGTTTGGCAGTGTTGGAGGAAGTTCTTACAACCCGTCCGCATCCAGATGCGCAGATTGTTCGCTTCACACCGAAAGATAACTGCCGCAGCGGCATTGCAGGACATTTGGCACAAGTATTTGAAGAACAGGGGACTTGGTAGTATGGATTCTGAAAGGTGGGAAGTGCATCGAAGGTGGTACGAAGGAAAAAGAGCGTATGTTGAAATTAGTTGCAAGATTTGCAGCGAGCATGTAGATAGGTGTCGAGAAGATGCCTTGTTGCCCAGCGGTAAGGGCAAGGTTTGTGCTTGTACTCGGGTTGAGCGAGGTAAACCACTCAAAGAAGGAGAATCTTTTGGTAAACTTAAAGTAGTTAGAAGGGTAGAATCAAAGGGTAGCGGTGCTAGGTATGAGGTTGTATGCGAGTGTGGGAACAAGAAAGTTCTAGGCGCAAGCCAATTAAGGCAAGGTGGAACCAAATCTTGTGGGTGCTTGTATAAGGAAATTTATGGGAGAGATTTGGTAAAACACGGCATGGCTGGTACTGCTGAACACAAGGCTTGGATGAGCATGATGCGGAGAGTTAATCACCCTTTCGAGTCAACACGGGAGTGGTACTATGATAAGGGTATTAAAGTGTCAGATGAGTGGAATGAGTCTTTCGAGAATTTCTACAGGGATATGGGACCGTGCCCATCTGGTTACACGCTGGATAGGATTGACCCAGAAGGTGATTACTGTAAAGAGAATTGCCGATGGGCAAGTATAGCCATGCAATCTATAAATAAGGGAATGCACAGTAACAACACTTCAGGCTACAAAGGTGTATCACAGACAAAGAGTGGTAGGTGGGTTGCGTATATCTACATAGATCGTAAACGTTTCCATCTGGGCACTTATGAAACCAAAGAAGCAGCCAATGAAGCACGCAAGAAAGGCGAAGAAAAATACTGGTCACACATTAAGGAGTAAATGATGGAAGATGATATTAAGATGTTTCCGATGATGCAGCCGAACAAGCTCATTTCTACAGACTGCGGCGATCACGTCCTGTATGAATACTACCTTGTCGGCTCTATTGGTAATCCTGATGAGTACATTGAGCTTTGTCATGCACTCCGTTCTGCTCGACAAGAGGATCACTTTATCATTCGGATAAATTCGGGTGGCGGCCAAGTTAGGAGTGGTAATCAAATCATTAATGCGATCCAAGAAAGTGAAGCAGTTGTTGTTGGGTTTATTGAACACGACTGTGGTAGCATGGCTACGTTCATATTCTTGGCATGTGATTCTTGGGGCGTTAGTAAGTACGCTGAATGGTTCAGTCATACAGTCTCCGGTGGCAACTATGGTAAAGAGTGTGAAACCTATGAGGCTGCTCAGTTCCTTCGTAAGCAAACCCATAAACGCATCAGAGAGGAATACGCAAACTTCTTGCATCCCGAAGAAATCGAAGCTATCCTGACAGGAACTGATATCTATTTAGACTCAGACGAAGTGATGGAGCGCTTGGAAAACTTCGATAAGATGCGTGCTGAACGAGAGAGTGCTGAAATGGAGGGGTATGAACCACCACCCACCATCGAGGACATGATGCTCAATGCTGCCAAGAAAGCTCTTGTTGAACACGAGGTCGAGAAAGCTAAGAAGGAAGCAAAGGCTCGTAAAGCTGCTGAGAAGAAAGTAACAAAAGATGTTGAAAAAGGGGTTGACGAAGGTTACGCCTACAAGTAATATTAGCCCCATAGAGCAGCAATGCTTTGTGGGGTTTTCTTGTTTATGGAGGAGAGGAAATGATTTCTAAATGTGGAACAATCAAAAGCATCAGTCCAAATAAATTCTATCGACTGCAAAATAAATATGGTGCAATCTTAGGAGAGATGTTCTATACTCCCCCCAAGAGTTTCAAGAGTGAAGTGGCGTTGGAAGCATTCATGTACAATGACTTCCTCTACGCCAAGATCAAATGCCGTAAACAGCCAGAGAATCGTCTAAAGACTGTATGTGTACGAATTGATCGCTCTTTAGGCTATGATGAATACTTGAGTATGTTTGTAGCATTTCCAGAATGTAAGCAACGGGGAGAATTTGATGAGGACGAAGGAAGATTTTAAACTCCTTTCTTTCCCAGAGGCAGCTAAAAAGAAAGCTCGGAAGGAGAAATGGCAATCTGTTGTCAATTGGTTTAAGAGCATCTTTAAACGCAAACGTGGTTTTGAGAAGTATCGCATCGTGGCTTGGGGTAACTATGTAGATACCCGCTCTGGTTGGGTTGAAGTACAAAACCTGAAAACAGGTAAAGTTCAGCACAAAAGGTTGTCTGTATGTGAAACTGACTACGAAACCGTTAAAATCTTTGTGGGGGGAATGAAGTAATGAGCGAACAACAAATTATTGAGAATTATCTTGCGGACTATAATCAAGAAGAAGATTTTCTGGATGTAGATGAGCTTGGAGAAGAAATGTATAGTGCTATTGCACAACATATTCAGGAGCAGATGTATGTCTAAAGAGCTGAAGGTTACGGTTGTTGACTATAAGACATTCACCGATATAGACTTCATCCCACCATCAACCTTTTTTATTATGGATAGCCTACAAAATTATGGGAGATTTTAATGGTAGCTAAACTTGATTTAACTGGTCTCAGATTTGGAAGGTTAACCTGCATTGAGTCAAAGAGTTTACCACAGTCTAATGGAACAGTTAGAGTGTTCTGGGAATGTCTTTGCGATTGCGGAAACACTGTTTTAGTGCATAGAGGTAACCTTAGGAATGGTTGTACCAAAAGTTGTGGATGTCTTAAAATAGAAATGTCTAAAACAATCCCAACCACGCACGGAATGTGTGGCTCCCCAGAATATAGGTCGTGGATGGCTTGTAAAACACGTTGCAACAATCCAAATAGTGCTCACTATAATAACTATGGAGGGAGGGGGATCAAAGTGTGTCAGGATTGGGTAGATAGTTTTGAAAAATTCTACTCAGATATGGGACCAAAGCCGAGCAATGAACACACCCTTGAACGTGTAGATGTTAACGGGGATTATTGTAAAGATAATTGCATATGGACAGATGATTGGAGCCTTCAAACCTTTAATCATACAATACGCTCTACGAACAAATCAGGCAGGACTGGTGTATATGAAGTCAAACCGGGGGTTTTTGACGTACACATTAAAGGTAAGAGGATTTTCAGAACAAGTGATTTTGAGTTGGCATGTTTTATAAGAGAAGAAGCTGAACTAACCCACTACGGTTTTATTAAGGAGTAGTCATCAATGAATAAAGAAATTCAGCGGGTAGTTGTTAGTGAAAACGAGTACGAGATTTGGTCGGAAGACGAACAGAAGTTCGTGATTAACTCTCCATCAAACTTCTACATAATCAATGCTCTCGGTGAGAAAGTCTTCTATCTAACCCGTGATCGAGCTATTGCACAGAAGGAGGCCAATGAGGACTATGACAGTAAGTACACTATCCGAACAGTTAAGGATTCTAAGACGAAGTGTAGAACAGAGAGTGGAGAGGTTAGTGTACGAGGGAGCAACACCAGAAAGTGCTTCGCACCACGTCTCAAAGGACTAAAGTAATTGGAGGATTTTATGGAAGGTTTGAATGTACTTAGCTTGTTTGATGGAATGTCTTGTGGGATGATTGCCCTGGATCGAAAGGGTATTAAAATAAAAAATTATTATGCTTCAGAGGTAGACAAGCACGCAATAAAGGTCAGAAAGCACAACTGGGGTGATAAAATAATTCACATTGGGGACGTAACGAAAGTTTCTTATTCTAATGGTGTCTTGTACACAGAGAATGGAAGCTACGATGTAGGTAAGATCGATCTACTGATTGGCGGCAGCCCGTGCCAAGACTTTAGCTCCGCTCGTGCTTTTGGGAACAACGGGAGCACACCTTTAGGGTTAAAAGGCTCTAAAAGTAGTTTGTTCTACCACTACTTGCGTATCTTGAACGAGATCAAGAAGGCTAACCCGAGCGTTAAGTGGCTGCTAGAGAATGTAAAAATGAAGAAAGATAGTAAGCGCGAACTTGACGACTTCTTGGGTGTAGAGGGTGTGTATATAAATTCAGAACTAGTGTCTTTTCAAAAACGAGCACGCTACTATTGGAGTAACTTGAATTTTAAATTGCCCTCAGACAAGGGCGTGAATTTCCAAGATTATAAAGAGGTAGGTAGTAATCTAGAGTCTTATAAATTGAACAAGACACCCTCCCGTTTGCGGATGTGGAATGATGGCAAAGGTGGAAACAGTTCAAAGTCGTGTGCAAACGTCACCAATTCAGATAAGGTTTACTGTCTTACTACAAAACAAGATCGTTGCCCGAATAGTGGGTTGGTCGAGTATGAAGATTTCTGCCGATATCTAACCAGGAAAGAATTGGAGCTTGCCCAAACTGTACCAGTTGGCTATACAGATTGTCTAAGTTATAACCAGGCTTGTGCTGTGTTGGGTAATGGGTGGACCGTAGATGTTATTGCACATATTTTTGAAGGACTAAAATAATGAAATATATGGGATCAAAAGCGAGGCACGCCAAGGAACTGTTGCCTATCGTCTTGAAAGATCACACGCCCGATATGTGGTATGTGGAACCTTTCGTTGGTGGTGCAAATATGATTGATAAAGTAGACCCCCAAGTTGCTCCAAAACGCCTTGGTTGCGACGTACATGAATATCTTATTGCTATGTGGCAAGCAGTCAGTAAGGGTTGGACGCCACCTAACAGCGTAACCGAGGATTTATACAATTACGTTAAGCTAAATAAAGACGAAGATAAAGCTCTAACTGGTTACATTGGATTTGCACTGTCTTTCGGTGGTAAGTGGTTTGGTGGTTATCGTAGAGACTCTGTTGGTAAAAGAAAATATGATGAAGAATCTTACCGTGCGGCTGTAAAACAGAATGTAAATTTAGTAGGAGTGAATTTTATCAACAAGTCTGTCTTTGATCTTGACTTCTCAAAGTCAGGTAAATGTACAATCTACTGTGACCCACCATACCGAGGTACAACTAAATATAAAGACAATTTTGACCATGATCGTTTTTATGATTGGTGCGAGGATCGTGCAAAAGAGGGTCATAACATTTTTATCAGCGAGTATTGGATGCCAGAAGATCGTTTTGAATGTGTGTGGCAGAAAGAGGTGAACAACTCTCTTACCAAGGACACTGGTTCTAAGAAAGGTGTTGAAAAATTATTTATTCCGAGGATTAAATGATGGAACAATATTTCCGCATCAGTGATTTCGTAACACTGGACGATAGCTACGAGCTAATGAGTGTTGTTCGTAGTAAACGAACCTCTTTCCCTAACGGACAACAAGTGATAAGCTACCAACTACAAGATACAGACGGGAAAGTCAGTGGTTGGTATGAGCAACAGCGATTGAAAGTGATTTGTGAACCGGGAGAATATACATTTCAAGAGTTGATGGATATTCTTAAGAATCAAGTGATTGACAGAAACGATTTTATTTAGGAGGATTTATGATTTCTTTAGCACAATTTCTTCTGAATACGAAGAGTGAATACAACGGCCACAAGTCTACAGAAATTCGGAATATGTCTCTTGAAGATGCTATTCAGATTTGTAAAGACTTGGAGAAGATTGAACCAAATAAATCTTTTGTGGTTGAAGTGTGGACAGACGGGTGCTTTGAGATTTACGAGAAGGATGCTTGGGGAAATGGAGAGCACCATCTTGGGCACAAGGATCGTTTGATTCTTACGGTAGATAATCTGTGATGAAGTATGATGCTTTGTACATGGATATTGCCCGACGTGTTTCAAAGGAAAGTAAGTGTCCACGGAAAGCAGTAGGTTGTGTAATTGTTGCTCAGTCTGGAATGCTCTCAATCGGGTTCAACGGGCACGCTTCTGGTGGTCCTAACGAGTGGGCCTACACAGATGACGGTAACCCGGAAGTAGTTCACGCCGAATTGAACGCGCTCGGCAAGATGTTGGAACAAGGGGTTAGCGCTAAGGGGGCTACTGTATACGTAACGTTGTCGCCGTGTTTGGAGTGCGGAAAGCTCTTGGTAAGAGCAAAAGTAAAAAGAGTTGTATATCTTAATGAGTATAGAAAGACAGAAGGTATTGATTACCTTATAAAATACGGGGTGGGAGTAGATAAGTGGGCAGACCAAGAACAGTAGACATAGTTGGAAACCAATATTCTTTTCTGAAAGTTCTAGACAGATCAGAAAACTATATGCAAAACAGGAAGTGGGTTTGTGAGTGCATATGTGGAAAGATTTGTGAGACAACAAAACAACGCCTGGAGAATGGGAGAGCTAAGAGCTGTGGTTGTATGAAATCAAAACTCCTATCTGATGCCAGTAGGATACATGGAGCATCCTCTGGAGGTAAGAATAGCCCTGAGTATCAAAGTTATATAGCAATGATGCACAGGTGTTATGATGATAAAAGGGTTGGATGGGAGAGATACGGAGGCAGGGGCATTATAGTCTCTGAAGATAGGTGGTTAGAACCGGGGACGGGGTTTTTAAATTTCCTAGACGATATGGGGAGTAGACCGGAAGGTACATCTTTAGACAGAATCGACGTTGATGGTAATTATTTCAAAGAAAACTGTAGATGGGCGGATCGAAGAACTCAGGCATACAATTCCGATAAAGGTAAGAAGGAAAATAGTACATCAAAATATAGAGGCGTATCTTTATTTAAAGACAGGAGTAATCCTTGGGTGGCAAGAATCGGTAATGGACGCGGAGGATATGAATGGTTGGGGCAATTCTCCACCGAAGAGGAAGCTGCACTGGCTTATAATAAAAGGGCAATTGAAATCCACGGAGAAAATGCGATATTAAATGTAATCGATGTGCGCTATTGATATTGTTGATGCCGGTATTGTGAAGGTGTATTACAAACATGACTTCAGGTGCAGTGAAGGCTTGAAGTATCTTATTAAACACGGTGTGGAGGTAGAGAAGTATGAAGATTGATAAATGGTTCCAGCATGAAGGCATGGACCGTACTCATATGCTTCTGGTTATGTTACAAGAGTCTCTTGGTTTTTATGATCCAGACATGGATTTGTCAGATGGTAAGATGCACCCTAGTATTTGGAATGATAAGTGTGAACGGGCACTTAACGAAGCCACAATAGCACTAGCAAGCCTTTATCAAGCAATCGGAGAGTGGGAAGATGAATAACGATATTTTCGTTTATGAAGATGGGACGTGGAGCAGAGAACCGCCAACCCGTACACGCTATCTGGTATACAAGATCGGTAGCAACTGGAGTGAATCTGATGTAGATCGGTTAGTTATAGAGGAGTTATACCCTATAGCCAGAAATTTCTTTAATGATAAAGAAAATGTTTGACCTAAAGCCTGCCAGCAGCTAATATGTATTTCACATAGAGGTTGTAGCGGACTTTTTCTTTTCCTGGAGGAAATAAATTATGAATGATCGTGAATTGCTAGAACTTGCAGCAAAAGCTGCTGGTGTTGGTGGAGGTTGGGGTGATCGTTTTGAGTACCACAACGGGGCAGTTGATCTTTCTGATATGTGGATTCTAGATCAGGAGGAGTTCTGTCCTTGGAATCCGCTAATTGATGACGGGGATGCATTGCGTCTGGCGGTGCATCTGGAACTATCCGTCTATCCGCCGTCTAGGGCATACCCGAAGGCGTGCTGTCAGAACAACGATGCTTCCATCGACATAACCGAGGAAGGCGAGCCAATGGCCGTCACCCGCCGCGCCATCGTCCGCGCAG